CGCGAGTTCAAGCCGGACGAGGTAGATCATTTCAAGTATCCTAACCCGCGCGACCTGCACTATGGCATGGGCAAGGTAGAGGCGGGTTGGTATTGTGGACCGTCGGCGGCCGGCGTGCTGCCGCTCAATGAAGCGATGCATGAGCACGATACGGCGCTCTACCAGAACAATGCCCGGCCCGACTATGCGGTCATCATCAAGAATGTGACGGATGGCGTGGCATTGAAACGGCACGCGACGGATATGAACAAGCTGCTGCGCGGTCAACGCAAGGCCGGCAAGCTTCTGGCCCTTGGCGGCGATACAGAGGTCGTGCCGCTCGGTTGGCCGCCGAAGGACATGGCGGGCCGGGCCGAGATGCTCGAAGAGATCGCCGGCGTATTCGGCGTCCCGATGTCGATGCTCAAGAGTAATGATCCGAACCGCGCGAACGCGGAGCAGGGGGACCGCGGTTGGTTGATGAACACGATCGCCCCGATGCTCGCGATGGACGAGCAGCGGTTGAACGAGTGCATGCTGCCGCGCTATAGCATCGAGGATGACGCCTTCCTGGCTTACGACAACCCGCTGCCGGAGAACATCGAGCAGGAGCATAAGCATGGCGTCGAGAACGTCGCGGCGGGTATCGTGACGGTGAACGAGCGGCGCGCCGAGCTGGGGCTGCCGCCGATGAAGGGCGGTGACGAGCCGCGTGGTCAGCCGACCGATTTGCTGGGCGGACTATTCAGGATCGGCACTTCGGTCGGCGGTAACGGTAACGGCGGCTACGGTGTGGCGCCAATCAAGGTGCTGGATTGTTACAAGTCATCGGCTATTGCGCGCGATAGTAGAAGATTTGTAACAAAGGGCGCCGCCGACGATACGGCTCGCGACGACGAGGCCGAGGCTCCGATCCGCCGGTTGATCGTCCGGCTTGCCGCGATACTCGGCCGGCAGCTTGAGTCTGTGCGGACCGCGATGGATGTGGCGCAGAAGGATGTGGCCGACGATGCAGAGGCCGCGATCAAACGGGCAGAGGCCGCGATTGCCCGGTACGAGCGCGAGCTTCAGCGCGCGATGGCGGCCGGCCTGGGCGAGGTTATGGCTGGGGCTGGCAAGCGTACGATCGCCGCCGTAGCGCGTCAGGCTGGCATCGATATCGGTGTGACGTTCAACACCACGAACCCGCGCGTCATGCAGTTCCTGGACGACTATACACCGAAGCTGGCCCGCTCGTTGAACGAGACGCTGGCGCGCGAGATTCAGGACGTGGTGCGGGGCGGCGTATCGGAGGGTGCGACCTACAACGAGATTCGGCAGCGGATCGAGGACTCGCCGGCGTTTGCGGACGACGGGATTGCGAACCGGGCCGAGATGATCGCGCGTACAGAGTCGGCCCGTGCCCACGTGCGAGGGCAGATCGCAGGCGCTGACGCGAGCGGGGTTGTGACTGGAAAACGTTGGGTCGGCGCACCCGACGCATGCTTCGTGGCCGGTTCGCAAGTGACGACTCCGCGGGGCAACGTGGCGATTGAGCGATTAGTGGTCGGCGACTTCGTGATAGGGCACAGTGGGCGGCCGTGCCGCGTTACCGCCATTCGTCCGCGTTGGCATGATGGCCCGCTTGTGTTTGGCCCTGGCTTTGCTGTGACGCCCGATCATTGGTTCCTCACATCAGTCGGCTGGCGGTCCATAGGCGAGTATGCGAGTAAGGCATGTATCGGGCGAGCCGTCGATTTCCTTGTCGGTAAAACGCAGAACGTTCCAGCCGCATTTGCGAAGATAGTTGGTTTGCCCGCGATCCTTTGCGGCAACCTTGGGGCGGGAATGCCAATACAGGCCATCGCAAAGCACGATCAATTTCCAGTCCGCTACCACAAAATCAACAATCCACCGGCTGTACATGGGTACCTGTTCAGCGAACGCAATGCCGGCGGCGATAAGCATCGAAGCCATTCGTCGCTCGATCCCAGTGCGGTCTTTGTTCGAGTGGATGGCGATGATGTTGCAGTGCTGGGAACAGTAGTCCCTCATTCTGCCGGAGTTGATGGCAGCGCGGCACCGGGACTTCAGGAACGATTTTCCGCAAGTGGCGCAGATGCACGTTACGCGAGACCAGAGTTTGTTGGCGGGGCCGGTGGTGCGTTGACTGCGAAGTTTGCCGGCGCAGGCCCGCGAACAGCATTCGTGATACGATTGCCGTTCGTAGGAATACTTGGAACTAAAGGATTTCTGGCACCACTTGCAGGACTGTTCGGTAAACCGCGGAGCGTAAGCTATGGTGCGCCTGGCGACGTTCATGCATCTGTAGCTGCAAAATCTGGCTCGTCGCTCGGTGTCACGTGGGAATATCTTGCGTATAGCGCCGCACACTTCGCATGTGATTGTGCCTCCGCTGCCGCCGCGATTCTTAACGCATTCCCACGAGCAGTATTTCGGCGGATTGCGCGCCAAATGGGCCTTGCATCGTTCGGAATGAAAACGTCTGCCGCACCGCTTGCACGTAAATATGGAGCTATTATACCGCGACTGGTTCACTCTGTCAATGCTTACCGGGGAGTCGTGTACGACATTGAGGTGGCGGACGATCATTCATTCGTGCTGTCATGCGGTCTTGTGGCTCATAACTGTTCGTTCTGCGAGGCCGCGGCCGCCGAGTTTGACGGCCGCGACGTAGGGCTGAACGATCCGTTCTACGCGGCCGGCGCGAAGCTGACGGCTGCCGACGGTGCTACAATGACGTTCGACTACGGAGCGGTGGATGGTCCGCCCTTACACGTAAATTGCCGCTGTGCCTTAGAGTTTGTGGTATGACTACGCATGAATTAGCTCATCAGCTTTTGGAGCGGCCGGATCATACGGTTACGGTTGGCAGCGAGTGCCGGCGCCAGGCGACGATATGTACAGAGGTAACGAATGATGTCATGTGTTTCTTGGTTGAAGATGAAACCGCAATCGCCTATGAAGAGCGCGATCTCGTGACGATCCACAACCAGCCGGACCGGACCGTGCTCTTGCCGAGGTTAAGAGGATGATTGTCAAACCATTCGCCGTCCTATCTGAAGATGACGCCCGAAAACTCGTGGCCTACCTTGCGGGAAGCGGCTATGATCCTCCACTCTCCGACCTGATGAAAGCCGGCATCGCAGACCTTTACCTCGCTCTTAAAGAGGCCATCCGCGACATCGACTATCCGAGCCATGTGTATGATCTCCAAACCCGATAAAAAAGGAGCTTCGCATGACGTCTATGCGGCAATCGACCGATGCCGCTCTTGACCGCGCTAACGTGGCGCGTGCCGATGAATTGACGAAGCTGCGTGAGCAAGTCGCCGATCTAGTGCGGCGGCTTGAGCACGTTGAAGCCGAGCGGCGTGTCGAGAGCGCGTTCGGTGGCAACTGCACGATCCACGAGGATGGCAAGCGACGGCGGTCGAGGTTCCGTGATCGGGTTGAGACGAAAGGTTCACAATGACTGTCTCTACCCTCGATCCCATGCCATGCGACGTGTCGAACGCGATTATATCCGCGTTTTCGTCGGCCGCTCTTCATGCCATGGTCGAGCGTCTTGCGGACGACATCGGCATGGAGCGTGCGCGGGCGAAGGCGATACTGCTTAACCGTACTGTCGATTGCACGCTGGACGAAATGGGCGCGATAGCATACGGCTTGAAGATGAAGTGGGCTATTAAGGAGTCCTGAGATGCCATTCGGCGACGAGTGCCAGTTTCCGGACATGGCCGCATGCATTGCGGCGCATGCTGAGAAGGATGATCCGTCAGCCTACTGTGCAGCCCTCATGCGCGACACCGAGGAAGCGTGCAGGGCGAAGCAGGTCTACGCCAAGGCGCTGCGCGCTCGGCACAAGCTGGCCGACGATGCGACGGTCGGGTGCAAGACGCTGAAGGCGGAGTTCGAGATCGAGGACGACGATCGGTTTACCGCGCGCATTACATCGGCCGCACTTGACGACGACAACGAGGTCGTGCTGCCGAGCGGCGGCGACTTCTCGCGGTTCAAGGTTTCCGGTCCGATTCTCTGGGGACACGATCAGCACCAGCCGGTCGCGCTAAGCCGTGGGTTGTCGGCTAATGACGCCGAGATCGTCGGCAAGGCGACGTGGCTCAAGCGGCCGGCCGACTGGGAGGGGAGCTGGCAGCCGGATTTCGCGAAGGCGTTCGTATCGCAATCGAAAGCGGTCGGCTTGTCGCCGGGAGTGTCGATCGGGTTCCTGAGGATCGAGCGGCGCGATCCGACGGCGAAAGACCTGGAGATGTTCGGCTCGACGATTTGCAGCGTGGTGAACAAGTGGCGGCTACTCGAATGGTCGATCGCGCCCGTACAGTGCAACCCTGATGCCGTTGTCACGATGGTCGGCAAGCACCTGATCAGCTCTGAGTGCGCCAAAGCTCTATTTAACCTAGATGTTCCGGAAGTCGAGATCGTTGAGCAGGCCCCGACCGTCGTCACGATTTCTGAGGCACAAAGTACGAACGTTGTGATTGTCCAGGCCGATCGTGCGGCGGCGAAGCACCTGGTCATCGTCCTGCCGGCGCCGGCCGTGCAGAAGCGTACGGCCGGGCCGTCGCGCGCGGAACTGATCGGCGCGGCCGTGCAGCGGGAAATGGCTCGTCGGCGCGGGGCGCTGTACGGGTAGGTCGTTATAAAAATAGCACCTTTTTTTACTCGCACGGCAGGCGGCCTTGTGCTATATTATACGTGTCGGCCGGGTGACGGTCGGGCCGCCCGCGGGCAACAGCGGGAGCGCGAACGAACGGAGAATCAAATGGGAACGCCCCAATATCAACCGTGCACCGATGCCAAGCCGTGGCGGACGCCGCTGAGTGAGGCCGCATGTCTCAAGCTGGCGCGGCCGTTAACGACGCGCATGGCGAACGGCGGGTGGGCCAGCCGGTCGGCCGAGGGGGTGCGCTGCTGTATCGTCGAGCTGTTGAGTGAAGCGTGCGATCGACTGTGCG